CGTCATCTGCCACGAGCGGAGTGACAAGGGTCCAATCCAGAACATAAAGAGCCTTCACGACGCCGCGGGCGTCCCGCTGCTTCAAGGCAACAGTGTTGCCCCGTTGGAGCTTGGACAGAACCCAGTTCTCCATGAACTGGATACGGTTCTGGAAGTGGTTCGGCTTGCGCAGGACAGGCGAATAAGCCGAGTTCGTGACCTCGGACCAGATGCCGTCCGCGTCCTTCTGAACGAGCTTGATGCGCAGTTTTGCGATGTCCGACGCAATCAGGGTGCGGCACGCGAAATCGGCATGATTTGACAGAACCGCATCATATGACACGGACACGTTCTGCTGCCATGCCCCGGCATAGGGCTCAAGAATGCGCCACCAGCCATCGCGAGCGCGGCCAACAGGCGACATGGCCTTTTCGCTCACGTCGGGCGTGATGGCGCGAATGCCGGTCCCGTCCGACCGGACCCTGAAACGGGGCTTTTCCACGATGATCAGGCCTTCGCTTCAGCGATTTTGGCTTTAAGGATCTCGGCATCCCAGCCATGATAGGGCTTCTTGCCGACGACATCCTGATATTCCGCTCGGAGAGCCTTCAACTCTTCCTCCGGATCCGGCGCCTGGCGTGCCTGCATATCGCGGCGGCCATAACCCAGCTTGCCGAGGATGCGGGCATAGCGAGGATCCTGGGCTCGAAGGGCGCGGTCCATGTAGCTCAGAGATTTCATGATGGCCTCCTATGAGACGACCGGCCGCAAGGGATCGCGGCCGGTCATGAGGTTAAGGCTACCGATCAGGGAGTTTCGGGAGCCGGAGCGCCCCAGGTCGCGCCGGTCAGGATCGCGACAGCAGACGGACGGCGACGAGCCCAGTTGATGAACCGCTCGACACGGAACGCCACCGAGTTCGTCTGGAACATCGACACAAGCGAGGTCGCGCCGGTCGGCGTGCTGGAGTCATGCGCCGGGTTGTCGGCCATCTCCAGCGAGGCCTCGCGGGACATATCCACCTGAATGCCGCCTTCGTCGGCCAGATAGATATCGCTCGCATTGGCCAGCACGACCGTGCCCGCAGGGATGTAGTCCGACACGATCACCGGCATGCCGTTGAAGGTGCCGCCGGTCATCGAGATACCAGGGAATTCCGGCTGGCCGAGCGGGTTGACCATCATCGACACCGCAAGGGCCGTCGTGGAGCCCATGATCCAGACACCCGTCGTCGGGGCGTTGTTCGCCGCGATGAAGGTCGCCATCAGCGCTCGGATGTCGGCGCGGATCGCGTCGGCGTCGCCGCCGGACGACGTGACCGGGGTCAGGCCGTTGGTGATCGAGGCAGGCGAGACACCGGCAACCGCGGCCTTGGCCGGGTTGATGAAGTCCGTGTCCAGCCGCGCAGCGATTGCCGCAGCCAGGTTGTCTCGAAGCAGGGCCTCGGCGGCCGGGTTGGACCGACGCAGAAGCTCTTCCGTGACCACGGCGATGTTCGCCACCTTGAAGACCTCAAGGATGTTGCGCTCATAGCCGAACCGGGTCAGAGGCTTCGCCTTGCCTTCACCGACCCAGTAGCCCTCACCACCTTCGGTCTGACCGACGAGCGGGACATTGAAGGGCACATTACGGAGGCCAGGAACTCCGCCCTGACCGAAGCGACCGAGGATCGTACGCGGACGCAGGAACTCCACGAAGTCAGCGATGACATCGGTGCCTTCACCGACAAGAGGAGCGGCCCAGTTGCCGTCCTGCGTAGTGCCGGCCGGGACCGGAGCCTTGACGAAAAGGCCGTAGATAGCTGAGTTCTCGCCGTACAGCTCCTTCGCCACGGTGCGGACGCTCTCGCCATCGAGCTTCGCGATCGCCTTGACCTTCGCGAGACGGGCAAAGCCGATGCCCTTGTCGAGCTTCTCGACGGGCTGGACCTGAATGCGGGAGCGGGCTGCCGTGCCTTCGTCGGACTTCTGGCCGGACACCGGCTTAGCCGAGGAGGCCTGTGCCTTCTCCAGAGCGCGAAGGCGCTTCAGGTCGCCGTCGATGGCTTCGACCTCCTGCTCGAGAGTGTCGAACTCCTCCTGCTCGGCCTGATCGGTGGAGCGGCCTTCGTCGATGGACTTCTGCATGACCTCGGCCATGCGGGCGGACTTGGCCTGACGCGAGGCCTCCAGTGCCGCGATCTGTTCAGCAATGGTCTTCATTGCTTTCCCTTTCTTCGGGTCGAGATTGATGGACTTGATGGTTTTTCCCGAAGCGCCGGGACGTGCAGGCCGATCAGTTGCCTTGGGCTCTTTGCCGGTCGCGGCGAGCAGAGGGGCATCAATCGACTTGATAGTGGAGATCACCGCGTCGGCGTTGGCCGGCACGGAGACGAGGGACAGCTCGAGCACCTCGGTTTCAGTGAACCGGATGCCGCCGCTGTCGAGAAAGGCGTATTCAAGAGCGCGGAAGCCGATGGAGACGGCGCGGACGAGGCCGGCCTTGATCTCACCCCATGCGGTCTCGACGCGATCGCGCAACGGGCCCGGCTCTTCGATCTTCGGCAGACGGGCCTCGAAGGTGATGCCGTCCTTGGTGGGTCGGTCGAATGTGACGGTGCCAACCGGTTTGTCATGATCGTGCTGATGCAGCAGTGGCATCGGGTTCTTGAACTGGACGCCCAAGGGTTCCACGATGTCCCCAACGCGGTCGGGGTTGGGTGTCGTGGCCACGCCGCGGATAATACGCTGCTCCTCCTCCACCGCCTTGACGTGGAGGACCGAATACATCCGGTTCATTCTTGGATTCCTTTTCAGCCCAGCACGAACATCTGATATTCGGGTTTCCGCTCCGGCTCGTAGGTGCCGGCCACACTCCTAGCCATGGCTAAAGCCACCATGCCGTCGATGCGGCCTCGGCTCTTGTCCTTGGCGAGCTTCCGGTTGCCGCTCGGGTCGCGCTGCACAACCGCATTCGCCGCACACATCGTCAGGACAGGGTGCTTTCCGTGAGCGATCTTGCCGTTCAGCAGGTCACTTTCGAGATCACGCAAGGCGGGGCTCATCGATTGGTATCCCTGGCCGAACTCGACAAACTTGCCCATCTCGCTTTCCGAGAAGCCCGCTTTTTCAAGCCAAGGCCTCAAGTGTCGGAAATTCCATCGGTCGAAGGCGATGTTGCGAACGTCGTAACGATCGAAGACGCTGCGCAAGTGAGCCGCGACGAACTCGTATTCGATACTCTTGGCCCCTTCGATGGCGTAGAGGTGCCCGTCTTTCGCCCAAACATCATAAGGGACGCGATCCTGCCGCGCCTTCTCCCTCAGCCCTTCCCCGGGCAGCCAGAACGTCGGCTTGACGTGCCAAACCCCGTCGACCGGGGCGACCAAGACCAAAGCCGTCAGATCGTTAACCTCTGACAGGTCCAGCCCGCCATAGACCGGCAATCCCTTGAAGTCGTCCACCACCTCGCCGCCGTTCGCCACCCAGACCGCCCGTGAGATGAAGGGGTTGTTCATCTCCACGCGCTGGTTCAGCACGAGATTGCGGTATTCGGCCTCCCGCGAGGGCATCCGGCGCGCGTCCTCGGCCATTGCCAGGACTTCGCGCTTGTTCATGAACACGTCGAAGGCAGGGTTTGCGGCCCTGATCGCCCTCTCGCTGAACGGGTCGAGGTCTTCCGGCGCTGTGTCGAGCCGCAGGACCGTCCGGGGATCGTGGCCGGCCTTCGCATCATCGATCAGGAGCGACAGCAAGTCAGCCTCGGTCGGCGCCTGCGTCGAGATGATGATCGAAAGCGGGTCTTCCTGCGCCGCGGTCGCCGTTTCCAGCGCCTCGTAGAGGTCGAACTTGGGCCCCCTCACCTGTCCAAGCTCGTCGTGAATGTTCAGGACGGGTGACAGGCCGTAAGCCGTGGAGGCCTCTGCCGAGAGCGCCCGGTAGACCGAACCAAGCTCGGGACAGACAAGCTGCTTGCCCGAGTCTTTGATCGACACATAGGCCGACAGGCGCTCCGACATCCGGACCATCTTCGACGCCAGAGCGAAGAGGATGGCCGCTTGGTCCCGAGACTGAGCGCCTGAATAGAGCTGCGAGTTCGGCCGCGCCTCCGGCCCACACAGGTGGAGGAGCACAATCATGGCCGACTCGGTGGTCTTCGCGTTCTTACGCCCTCTTGAAATGATCGCTCGGCGGGTGCCGTGCGGATTGTCGTAGATGGCCCGAAAGTCCTCTTTCATGTACCCGGTCATCTTGAGAGGCTGACCGACATACTTGCCTTCGGGGATCCGAATGTTCTCTTCGCACCACCGGATATTTCGCTCTGCGCGGGTCTCTGGGCGATCCTGCTTCCTGCGCCTTACGCTTCCCATGGCTTTTTAACGATGCTTGGCTTCCGCGCCTGCTCTGCCCGGACTGTCGCTTGCTGCGAGATCCGCATCCGGGTCGCGAGGGACGAGATAGCCCGCGACTGCTCCTCCTCGCTCCGGAGCAAATCGCGATATTCCTTGATGTCGAAATCGTCAGACTTCTCGGCTTGGTCGATCAACTGGGCGATCCTGCGGGCCCTGACTACATGCCGGCAGTACTGAGCCAGCATGGCGTGCGTCTCTCTGGGGAACCAGTCGGCAGGCATCCGATTGACAACCGCCCACCACTCTTCCGCCTGCTCGTCCGTGAGATCATACGGGGCATCGGGACGCTGAACCGTCTCGACTGCTACTGCCGCCGGGACGGTCAGCGATGCCGCCGACTTGCGTCCTCGCGCCTTCATCGTGAAACCTTTTTTCTACAGGTTTTGGAAAAGAGAGGGTGCCCGCCGGTCCTGAAAGGGCTTCAGATCTACTTCTGACCTACCCCCCCCGGCCCATTCAGACCACCTCATGCGGCCCAACGTTCGCCTCTCACGATACGATAGGCCTGCGCCTTCGATATACCGAAGCGAGCGGCCAGTGAGGGGATCGTATCAGCGCGCCGTGCGGCTAGCTCCCTCAGTCGAGCCACGCTTTCAGGCTTCATCTTCACCGATCGTCTGTTTCGAACCTGTTGGGCATCGGAAGCCCAGCGACAATTGCTCGGCTCATAGTTCCGGTTATTGTCTATCCGGTCGATTGATGCGCCTTTGGGCCTCTCGCCCATGTCAGCGAGAAAGCACTCGAAGCCTGACAGGCCATTCTCACCATCTCGCCACCGCGAGCATACGGCGATTCCACGGCCTCCGTAGTTCGCCCATGCGTGATGGCGGGGGTTGCTCGTACGCTCAATCATCGCCGACCACGACCTATAGGTTGGCGTGCACTGCTTTCCTGCGGTGTGGCCGTGCACGGCGTTTGCCTTGCCTGCCTTTGATGCGGCCTCTCGCTGGAGGCAGCCGCAACTGCGCTGGTTGCGATGCCGAACATCCTTGCCGGATACAACGCCTTGCGCGCCACAATCACAGACGTAGTGCCACATCACATTGCTGCCCCGGTTAGGGGCGCGCGACACCAGATAAAGGCGCCCGTTCCTGACGCCGGTCATATCAACGAATGCTCCCACGGTGCTATTCCTTACTCGCAAGGCCACCCATCAGGACCGATGACAGGCCGGGGGCTTCCGCCGCGATCGATGATCTGAGCATCGGAGTCATGGTGCCGCTTACAGAGCGGCTCCCAATTCGATTGGTCCCAAAAAAGCTGCTGGTCGCCGCGGTGAGCAGTCTTGTGATTGACCACCGTGGCCGGGGTCACTCGCCCTTCCTTGTGGCACATGACGCACAGGGGATTGCGCATCAGGTAGGTCTTGCGGGCTTTCTCCCAGCGGGAGTTGTAGCCACGTTCCCGAGCTGAGCCTCTGCGCTGGTCGAACTCTCTATTGCGGCCTCTTTCGCACTTCATGAGCTGGTTTGCAGTTGCAATCTCCAAACCGGGAAAAATCTGCGAATGAGGGGGCGCGGATGCAGACGCAGCAAGGGGCTCTGAACCTTTGCCTCCACGCCCATAATATGTGCTGACTAGCTAGTCGACGTTCCTGATAGGACGCGACCCTTCTTAGGAAGACTCATGCCGAAGATTCAGCTGCCAAGAGACACCAAACCTGTCATTCACCCAGGCAAACTTACGACTAAACCCATAATCGTCCAATGGCATGAAAATGGCTCCACCCTCCGCCAATGACTCAGCAAGGCTGCCAATCTCGTTCTCGGTCTCACATTCGACGAATAGGGAAACAGCAGGAGTGAAGCCGAATTCATGCTTCACAGGGCTGTCGATGCACATCACCACCTGCCCCGCGATTGAAAATGTTGCGTTCATCACCGACCCTTCAGGGCCAGCCTCTCCGGCTTTGTAGCGAACAATGTCGATGATTTCGGCACAAGGGAAGACCGATACATAGAAGTTGATCGCTGCCTCAGCATCACCTTGGAACATCAAGAATGGTCGGACAGATGCAACCATGTTTATACCCCTTGCCTAGAAGCTGGCCAGGAATAATATCAAGCCGACGCTTAATTGGAATAGTTGACATCCTCGGCGGTATCTAAATCTGTGCTCTTGCCTGTGCCGTCTTCTTCTGGTGATGAGCGTGGCACAGGAGCTCGATGTTGTTCGGTCCAGATCGGCACCACCGTTCTTACGCTCGAAGATCTGGCCTGCGACGATGCGGTCTGTGGATCCGCAGCGCTGGCAGTATGCCCTTCGCTCTCTATTGATCCTGGCTACCAGTGAGCGCCACTCAGGGGAGGAGTAGAACTGCTCCACGATCTTGGGCGGGCTCTTCAATCTGGGAGGAGCGGAGGAAAGCCGCGGCTTGAAGTTGGTGAGCTTCCTCATGCGCTCTCTGCCTTGCTTTGTGGTCTAGGGGCCCGGGCATTCAGCTACAAGGACTCATTCCGAGCACAATGAGGGGCCAAGATCGGCTCATAAAGGACGACGGCTGATGCCCTTCGGCAATGTACCACGGCCAGGCTGGCACACATGGGTAGCTTTGGCTGTCCTAATAGCCCTGGGGCTACTCGGGATATTTCTGTATGCAGCCCTGAAGCAATAGACCGGTCTCTTCCCGATCACGCCAGTTTGATCTCAGCCGCGATGATGAGCATCTGATCCCGCAGCATCTCGGAGCGCTGGAGCTCGATCATGTTCTGCTGACGGGTTAGGGTGAGGAAGCGGTAGAGGATGTCCATGGCTACTTCGTGAATAGCTGCGGATAGTGGGCGCGCGCCGCATGTTCCAGCCAAGGGGCACGGACCATCACTATAAGAGGGCCAAGATGGATCTGCCGCACATTGGCGAGCCGGAATATCGAGATCCTCCGCCAGCGGGGCCACCACTCGAACCGGATCAGCGGGGCCTTCGGGACTTGCTTGCGCCAATCAGTCATCTCTCTACCTCAACAGCCCCAGCTTCTCAGCCAGACACCACAACCGTTTCGGCCTGTCTGCTTTCCGCCATCAGAGCCGAGTTGATCCGGAGGCGTTCCTCGATCCTGGCCAGAGCCTCACCCAATTCAGCCTGCGCCTTGTCGATATCGTATATCGCCAGTGCTTCCTGAGCGCGCTTCAAACGGCAGCCAAGGGTGCAGAGCATAGGGTTTTCGCCGTACTTCAGGGCCGCCTTCGCGGACTCGTCGAGGGTGATCATTAGCGTTCGTTGCCTTTCATTAGGCGGTGCGGGCCGGGCTCGATACCGGCTGTTGCTGGGGGCGGCAGTTCCCGAAACTCCCGTGAGAACATCCAGGCACGGCCAACGCCACAGTCGCCGTTTCGGATGGGCTCTTCGCTATGCTGGCGCCGGAGCTGCGCGCCGCAATGCCGCCTTTGCGTGTCCATCCACGCCGCCGCACCAAACTCTCTACCTCAGCAGTCCCAACCGCTCTGCTACATCCTCTTGCACGAAGATGAACGAGCGGACTTCGACCATCACCACGCCGTCGTCTCTCAGATACGTTCTGCGTTTCGTGGAGGACATTCGGACAAGCAATGAGTAACCCGCCGGGGTGCGCGGCGCTAAGAGCAGAGGCGTGGCAGGTCTTGTTGATGTGCCAGCGGGACGCCCATCCGGTGCGCCTTTGGCTATCCAGACTTACCCCTACCTTATCGGGTGCTGGCGCTGACTTGGGAGGATTAGCCTCCGAACGGCTAACGCACTGGCGGGTGAATTCCACCCCCAGCACGATGTGAATATATAACTAGCGCATGCGCTATCTGGTTGCAAGAGGGGCGATGAGTTGTCCCCATCGCCCCAATGTGTGGCCTTGCCGAAACAGAACCGACCTCAACGCGCCATGCCCTGCCTCACCTCACCACGCCTAGCCAGACCAAACCTGCCCCGCCCTAACTTGCCCCAACAGACCTAACCCTGCCTTGCCTGCCGTACCGCAACCGACCCAGCCGTACCCGACCACACCAAGCCCCGCCTGCCTTACCAGACCTCGCCTAACCGCGCCGTACCTGACCCAACCTCACCTTGCCGCGCCTCGCCTGCCTCGCCACACCACGCCGAGCCCTACCACAACAGACCTTGCCGCACCGCACGTAGCCTTGCCTGCCGGGACCTGCCACACCATGCCTTTCGCCGCCTAGACTTGCCAAACCTGCCTAGCCGTACCGCGCCTTACCTCGGGGTACCATGCCCCACCACGCCTATACTGCTTATGCGGCCTTCTTCTTCGGTCGCATATCCTCGATCACAGTGAAGAGGCGGGCAAACTCAACAAGTTCATGATGCCGCTTCTTCCAATCCTCCAGTTCCTTCCACGCCTGAGCGATGACCTGGGCGCGAAGCTCTGCGTCAGACATTGCGTGGACAACGGAGGTATATGAACGATCCTCGTCCCGCTTCACGTTGACGAAGGCGCGGATCGGCTCTTTCTCGCTCCCGTCGCCCGTGTCCACCGAGACGGTAATCATGCGGATCATGTAACCGGCTTGGGTGAGCCGGTACTGATGAGCCGCTTTTTTGTCGTTCCACTCAAAGGCCGGATGAAGCGGACTGTCCTTGGCCCGCGCCTCCTGCACCACGTCATCCTGCGTCAAGCGGCCATTGCGAGAAACCCGGATGCGTTCAAGCTCCTCGCCCGCCACCTGAGCATCTACCGGGATACCAGCCTGCGGTTTCCAGAAGTAAGTCGTCATGATTACACCTCTACTCCACTAGCCACATGGAAACGGCCGTAGACGCCATCGCGTTCGGGCCGCCACTCTCCAACACCGACCGCGAAACCGGCCGTCTGGAACAGGTTCACCACTTGAGCCGCCGACATGACGTTGGCGTTGTATTTGACGGTCAGGACAGCCGACCAAGGGTCGAACTCGCCGCGATAGCGAAGATCAGCCGTGCCCATGCCGACGCGAGCGATGTCCTCGCGCATGGACGGGGGCGGGCCTTTAATCTCCACGAACTCGCCTTCGACGTGAAAGGCCTGACGAGCGGCCACCTTCGTGATCGACCCGATAGACGTGCAGGCCGTCACGGCAGCAGCCTTGAAGCCGACAGCAGGGAAGCCAAAGCGCCCCTTCTTAACATCCTCTTCGGTCGGCTGATCCGGCATGCCGTCGAGCCAGTACATGCTCTCCACGAAGTCGCTCCAAGGGTCTTTGGCCTCTCGACCCGCCGAGGCCTTCTTGGTCTGCTTGGCGAGCATCTGCTCACGAGCCTTCTTCGAGAAGGCATGAACGATCAGCGGGCTATCGCCAACGATGGGAATTTCGATGGTCTTGATAGCCAGAGGAGGCAACTCGATAGCGACACTGGAACTTGTCTTAGCAACCATTACGGTTTCCTTTCGCGACTTTGCGTTTACAAAACTAACCGACATGTTTAAATTAAGTCCTCGTCAACCTAGCGTCAACCCTAAAAATAACCGAGGCGGTTAAAATGATTGTCCTGAGCAAGCGTCCTGTGTACGAAGCAGCTATGATCACGCCCGCTCAAATCCGCGCCGCTCGCGCCTTGCTAGGCTGGAAACAGACCGACCTAGCGGAAGCCTCCGGCGTGTCCGAGATGAGCGTGAAGAATATCGAGCGCGGAGCCTCTGACCCTCGCATGAGCACCCTTCGGGCATTGCAGGAGGCGTTCGAGGCTCATGGCGTCATCTTCCTTGAGCCTGGGACGAACCGGGATGGCGGCCATGGGGTGCGGTTCAAGGACTGAGACCTATTCCGCCGCCTCCAATCTCTGCAACTCCGTCGCCTTCAACTGCACCTTGACGCCACGGCTCAACATATCGACCACGACCTCGACGCGGCCTTTCGACAGCATGGCCGTCACCGTCGCCTGAAGGTCTGCGAAGGCTCCCGCAGTCAGCCGCACGACCTCACCCGGCTGATACTGCGGCCCGACATCAGGCAGGCGGGTGAAGTCGAACTCGCCGGCCAACTCCCGCTCAAGCAGCCTCGCCAGAGGATGCGGACGCTTCGGCTTGCCGTCCTCCTGCTTGGGCTCTGGCACCCTCGCCGGGGAGCCGTATCCGTCCCTGACAAGGCCCTCAACGCCGTCCACGCCTCTCATTCGGTAGAAGTCCTGATCAGGGGTGAGGCCGATGAACAAGTACCGCGGGAACAAGGGTGACTCCCGTTCCTGCTTCTTCCTGGCATGGACGACCCACCGCTTGGTCTGGGGCAGGTAAGTCTGATACCCGGCACGACGGAGGCCGAGCTGTGCCCGCCTCTCGCACTTGGGATTGCAGACGACGACGAACCAGGTGAAGCCTTCGAAGGTTTCCGGAGGCTCGTGGTTGACCTGCGGGACTTCCTTGAAGTGC